CGTACTGCTCGCGAAGCGTGACGAGTTCAGCGGCCATCTCGTCAGGGACGAGGAAGCCGCCTTGCGAGTTCACGCCTTCCGTGTGAGCCTTGATCGTGATTCCGAAGTTCTTGCAATTCTCGACCGACTTCTTGTGGCCGAGAGTTGCGAGGCACCAAGTGCCGAACTTCCAAGCCATCTCCTTCGAGGAGAAAGCCTTGCGGCCTGCGCTATAAACGCGAGCGCGTTCCCATGGCTTGTCGTCGACGTTCGCGACAGCCGAGAGGCCGCGCGGCATTGCGTCGAGACGAGAAGCGACTTCGCGACGGATCGACTTCGACATCTGTTCCTTTTCCTCATCGCACATCGCGTCAGTCTCCGGAGCAGCGGCGGAGATCTTCACATCGAGCATCTCAGGATCGACCGCCATGCCTTCGGCATCGGTGACCATGTAGCCTTCGAGGATGAGTTTCTTCTGCATTGCGACGCCGTCAGCACCCTTGATGCGAGCGGCCTTTTCAAGCGCGTTCTTGAACTGATCGAGATTCATCGTCTTCATGTCTGTACCTTTCGAATTCAAAGAGACAACTCTTCTCTTCCGAGCGAGGCCGCGTTTCAAGCGAAGTGCCGTGAGCGTTGCCGAACGTCAGAGCCAGAGCCGACCGCGAGCGCGAGCAATTTCGCGCTCTACGGTTTCAGAGAGCATGATCGACCGCGCAGTCTTTGTAGATGAGTGCGCCGGAATCGAAATCGAAACGACCGTGCGCTTCGGAGACTCGATGCCAAACCATTTCCGCGCGGAAGCAGGCGAGCAAATGCCCTTCTTCACGGCCGTGATGAGTGCCTCCGGATTGGCCTGCAATGGAGCGAGCGAGACTTCGAGCAACTTCCACCGCGAGTAGATCGTCTTGACTTCCTCGCCGTATTTCTTCTTGTCGATGTCGGTCGCGCGGCGCACTCCTCCGGCCTCTGGAACGTATCCGACCGAGACTGCGCGAACGATGCCTTGACCGACGAGAGCAGCGGCGACCTCTGGAAAGAAATCGCCAGAGTATCCGTCAGGCCGCTTCGCGAAGACGAAGTCGCCGACGATGTCGCGCTCTCGACGCTTAAGGCCGACCGTCGTTCCGACTGGCTCCGCGTAGTCGTGATTCCAGAAGAGCGTCGGATTCTGCTCGAACTCTTTCGAGTTCATTCCGGCAGGGATCAAGACTTCGCCATCGCGATCGAGCGTCTCTGCCGTGATTACTGCGGTGAATCCCTTCGCCGTCGAAGTGAGTTCTGCGCCGAGTGCCTTCCGCTTTAGATCGTTCATCGCATGATCCTTTCGACTTGCGCGTCAATCTCTGCAATTTCTTCAGAATTCTCCGCGATGATCTGCCGGAGATTCTCTGCTTCCGCTTCGGCGAGTTCGCGCTCTGCTTGCTGCATCTCTGCTTCGAACTCATCGTCGAGCCGAGGCTGAAGAGCGCAGCGGCAGTTCGGATGGAGCGGAGGCCCGTCGATCGCTTCATAATCGGCGACCATGACTCCTCCGTCCTTGCCGATGATCTCCGAGCCTTCACCGTAGAAAGAGTCTTCGAGGCCGACAGCATTCTTCGAGAACGCATCGCTCGCGGCCTCGCAGAACTCGCAAGGATCAGGCGCGAGGAGCCACGTCTTTCCGCTGACTACGCCAGATGCCTTCCATGCTTCGACCTCAGCGCGTCGGCTCGCGCGTTGCGCTTCCGTTCGAGCGATCGTCAGAGCGCGGCGAGTCGTCGCGCGTTCAGCGTCGCCATCCTTCACGGCCCACGTCTTCACGCGCTCCGCGATCTCTGGAATCGTCTCGCCGTTCGCGACTCCGTCTCCGATGACTTTCGAGAACTTGACTGCCGTCCATCGGTTCGTCGAGTCTGCCGCACGATTCGCGAGACGGATCGACTCGGTTCGAGCGTATGCCTTGAGATCCTCGCCATGCTTGTCGAAGTTCACCGGAAGAGCCTTCATCTTCTCAAGCGTCGTCTTCCCGAGGATGATGCCTGCGGCGAGCGAGTCTTCGAGATACGGTCGAAGAGCGTCGACGATGTCCTTCCGCCACTTCTTCGATTCGAGAAGAGACTGCACTTCGGCGGCGAGTTCCTGCGTCGGCGCGTCCTGATTCGCGATGCGTTCGAGGACGGCCTTGACTTGTCGATCGAAGATGCGACCGACGCTCTTCCCGAGTTCATCCTCGCGCTTCGTGATCTTGTCGAACTCCTTGAGCGCGTCCTTTCCGAGATCCTTCGTGAGAACGTGCGGCGGTTCGATGTCGTCGGACTCGATCATCTTCAACCAGAGATCAGAGAGAAGAGATTTTTTCGCATCGCTCTTCTTTGGATGGCCGTCCGGCAGAAGATCGAAGTCGGTCGTGTAGTCAGCATCCTCTGGCTTGCCACGACGAACGAGCGTGAGGAACGCATTCACTCGCGCGATTGCCCATTGCTCGCGACCGACTCCGGTGCGATGGCTCGTCGAGAACGCGCCTGCGCCGCGTCGATAGACGGCCTTCAGCATTCCGAGATCGACGCGCTTCCCTTTCTCGTCGCCATGCTTCTCGTTGTGTTCGTCGACCTTTGCTCGAAGAGCCTTCTCGGTGGATTCGCTGATCTCGATGCCTCCGCGCGATCCGCTCGCGGAGCCTTCCTCGTTGCGATCGCTTCCGCTGATGCGCTCCGAGGGCTTGGCCGGAGGATCGCCGCCGCCGTTCTTCGATCCGCATCCGCAGGCGCATTTCTTCTTCCGATCCGCATTGCGCTCTCGCTCGCGATCGAACTCCTCGATCTTGCGCTTGGCCCATGCGAAGCCGTCGTCGCCTCCCCATCCGTACCACGCCTGCCATCCGCGACCCTGCTCATCCCAAGTGGAGCCTTGCTTGTCGACCTCGTGACGCTCGAAGTACGAAGCCATGCGGCGGATCGTGTCTTCAGAGAGGCGCACTCGATTCATCAAGTCGCGAGCGCGAGCGATTCCGACTGCGGTCATGCCGCGCTCGCTCTCTGGCTTGCGAGCGCGAACTTCCAGAGCGCGGCGAGCATTGTCGGCGACCGACTGCGGAGGACGAGTGTCGATGTCGCCGATCGCCTTCGTCTCGATCTCGTCGATCGTCTTCCCTTCAGCGCACATCGAGTACGCGATCGAGACTGCCTGATCCTGCGGATAGCCTTCCGCGATCAGTTTCGGAATCTTCTCCGAGACACAATCCGAGAGCGCGTCCTTCTGCTCTGTCGGTGAGATTTTTTTTTGATCTTCAGAAGCAGAAACTTCGGTGGTTCTTACGATCGGATTGAATATCGAATCGATTGTCTCTTTGGATATGCTCGGGAAAGCGGCAAAGGCAATCGTCTTCGCACTATCCATCGGAAGTTCGCCTAATTGAACAGACTTCGCAAGTTCAACAAGGCTAGAAATCTGCGCTCCATTGAGTGCGACTTGTTGCGGGGTTGCGTCCGTTGGCGGTTCGGAAAGATCTGGCGATTCATCCAGAGGCCCGACAAGCCCATCAGGAGCCTTCGGCATAGAAACAGCCTGCGGATTAGGTGCAGCGGAAGAAATGCCTCCTAGTGGCTGTCCGTTCACCATGAGAGATTCTGCGGCGGGATCTTCGACTGGCTCCAGACCTTCGCGCATTCGCGCCTCGTTCGCGGTCATAATTCCGCCTGCGACCATCGAGCGGAGTTTCTCGAAGGCAAATCGCTCATCTTCCGAGACGGGGTTGTCGTAGCAGAGGAACGCATCCTCTTCGATATTGAAAAGCGGAAGAAGATTCTGATTGAGCGTCTCCTCATCCATGCGAAGCAGCGGCAAGATCGTCGTCTGCTTCCATGATGCGAAGCCTACGGTCGCGCTCGCGAGATTCGGATCGTTCGCCTTCAGCATCGAAACGGGAACGCCGAAGACTGCGGCGATCTCTTCGACGATCTGCTCGCGGCCTGCCAAATCCTTCGGAGGGAAAGAAAGAGGCTTGAGGTCGATGTCTGCCGTCGTCGTAAGGAAGCGTCCGGTGCGCTTCGATCCGCGAAGTTTCTCGTCGATCGAGACTTCGAGCCGTTCGAGTTCGTCGTCGTGTGCAGGCGACTTCACGACGAGGAGATAGTCAGGCCGCGCCTTGTTCGCGAAGAAGGCGACATCCATTTCGTGAATGGCTTCGTTCGCCATGATCGCGCCCCAAGCGGCCTCGACCTTTCCAATGCCGTAGTACATATCCGCCGGATTCGGTCGCTTGAAATGGATCACTTCATCCGGCGCGTATGTGTTCTCGCGCTTCTGCTCTTCGGTCGCGCCGTAGCGATATTCCTTGATGAAGTCTTCGCCTTGCTGACCGGGAACGACTTCAACGAATTGCGAAGGCATCGTCCAGAGTTGCACCGGAACGCCGAGACGCTGATCGATGACTGGATGAATGTAGGCGTTTCCCGTCAACTCGCCGTACAGAACGCGAAGGACGGTCGCATCGAATCCGTTTTGGTAGGGGTTGACCTTCGAGAGCAACTGAAGGATCGGGTGCGCGTCGTCGACGACCTCGAAGTCGTCGCCGTACTCTGCGGCCTTCGTGAGCGCGTATCGGCTCGGTCGCTGTTCGAGATCTCCAAAGAGATACGCCTTCGTGCGGCGCGAAGCCTTGCGAGTGTTCCAGAGTTTCGTCGACTGACTCTTATTTCGAACGTACAAGCGGAGAGGCTGACTCGCGACAGCGACAGCGTTCAGATTCGCCGCCGCGTAGATCCATGATCGGTACGCATTCACAGCCGCGCGATATTCAAACGGCGATCGCTTCGCAGGCTCTCCGCGAAGGATCGTCATCGAAGAATTGAAGTACTTCTCCGGAGTGAATGCCGCTTTGATTCGTGCGAGTAGATTCATCAGATGACTTTCACCATGAGAGGCCGACGCGCTCGACGCGCAAGAACGGCGAGCGCGAGAGCGCAGACTCCGTCGTCGTGTCCGACTGTCGCCTCATAGGAGACGTTTCTCCCTGAGTATCGGAAGCCAAACGATTCGAGTTCACTCCGTAGCCAACCATCAGGAAAGCGGATGTCCGCAGTCGAGATCGAGATCTGAAGGCCTTCCATCAGTTGCTGCTTACTCTGGCTTGTGAATTTGAATCCTTCAGTTCTTCGGCAGACCTTGCGAAGATCTTCGACGATCGGATCACCGACTCCGGTCGAGTCGATCTGCGCCGGAGCGTTGCCGATCATCTTTGCGAGTCGTTCGCGCGTAACGTTCCAAGGAGCCTGCCATCGTTCGAGTCGACAGACGCTGCCCTCGGCATCGAGGCCAACTGCAACTGTCCAGTCTTGGCTCTTCGCAAGATCGACTCCCCAAGCCTCTGGAGTTGCCGTCGACATCGGCGCGATGCAAGCGCGGATCGCATCGAGGCCGAACGGATTGCCGCCGTCTTCTGCGGGAATGCCTTCGAGTTCCTGATCGGCAATCGACTTCGGCAGACTCGCTCGCATGGCTTCGACTTCCGCAGGATCGAGAAACGGATTCGACATCGAGCCGATTCGGAACGCGGCCCAATTTCCGGTCGTGTCTCCTTCTGCTTCGAGAAAGAGACGATGGAAGTCGCCTGTTCCTTTCGGCGTTCCGGCGAATATCGCTCTTCCCTTTCGATCGGCGAGAGTCGGTCGGATCGCTGCTCGCCAGATGTCGAGAAGGCCGACGACGAAGCCTGCCTCGTCGATTGCAACTCGATCGTAGAAACGTCCTCGGCCTGCGTCAGCGTCTTCGAGCGTCCAGAAGTCGATCGTGCCTCCGGTCGAGAGTTCGATGCGCTTCTCGACTCGATCGTGTTTGGTAATGAGCGGACGCAGGGCGCGTTCAAGATCGCGAACTGGCTCGGCAAGGTACTTGTACGAAGGCGCAAACCACGCCGTCCGCCTGCCTCGAATCGCGTCGTTGAGAATCACGAACTCTTCGAACTTCGTCTTTCCCCAACGGCGACCAATTTCAAGCACGTTGAATCGACGCAGTCGACGGAATACGTCGAGTTGCGAAGCATGAAGAACCGACTCTGGAGTTGGAACGCGAATCTTCACGCGCTATCCGCGAGCCGAGGCTTCGGAGCCTCGAACGGCTCGATCGTGACGACCTCTTCGCGCCTCGTTTCGTCGATCTTCTCGCGCTGTCCGAGATGCTGCTTCCCGAGCCAGATCAGCATCGCGACGTTGCCCTCCTTCGCCTTCTCGTATTGCCAACGGCGAAGGCTCATCCGCATTTCGTCATAGCCTGCGTTGATTTCCTTTCGGCATCGGCGACGAATCGTCGGCTCGGCAACTCCGCAGATCGTGGCGATCTCGGCATGAGTGCATCCGATTCGCGCGAGCGATTGCACGAGACGCAAGTCGATCTCAGCGCGAGGTCTACCTAGTGGCAAGGACGGCCTTCTTTCCCGTGAGGTTCTCCCATCGCTTGACGATCACGTCGCAGTATTGCGGAGAGATCTCCATTCCATAGCACTTGCGACCGAGTTGTTCAGCGGCGATGAGTTGAGATCCACTTCCACTGAAAGGCTCATAGACAATATCCCCAGTGCGAGTGTGATTTCGGAACGGTGGCTCCCACAAAGCAACTGGCTTCGCTGTTGGATGCTCTTTGCTTGTTTCTCTTCCAACGTGCCACAAAGTTGTCTGATTTCTTTCACCGTAAAAGTTTGGTCGAAATCCTTTTCGCCACCCATAGAAGCACAATTCGTGCTGCCAATGATAATCGCCCCTCCCAAAAACAAGAGAAGGCTTGCACCAGATGATTTGCCTATGTATGAGAATGTCAGCAGCAGCAGCAGCAGCAGCAAAAAATGTTCCCTGCGTCAGCATCGGATGCCAAAGATAAAAAGCACATTTGTCGATCAGATGTGGAAGCACTGCCTTGATCGTTTCCTCCAGAAACTTCTGCAATTTTTCTCCGTCAAGTTCGTCGTTCGCAATGTCATCATGCGAGATTGCTTGACCCTTGCTCTTCGCCCCTGCAACGTATGCGATGCCATATGGAGGATCTGTTTGAAGTAGTGAAGCCTTCTCTCCGTTCATAAGTCGATCGACATCTTCAGACTTCGTCGAGTCTCCGCAGAGCAAGCGATGATCTCCGAGAATCCAGAGATCGCCGCTCTTCGTGATCGGATCGACAGGAGGCTCTGGAACTTCGTCCTCCTTCACTTCATCCGGAGCGAGTAGAGCGTCGATCTCCTTCGCATCGAATCCGCTCGCAAGCGCGAGTTCCTCATCCTCGATCTGAAGTGCCGCGAGTGTCTGCGAAAGAACGTCGTCGTCCCACTCAGCGAGTTCGCTTGTTCGGTTGTCCGCGATGGCGTACGCAGTCGCTTCGCTTCCCGAGAGAGGAGATCGGACGATCGCGATCTCTTTCCATCCGAGAGCCTTCGCAGCGGCGAGCGTTCCGTTTCCTGCGCGGACAACTCCGTTCGCATCGACGACGATCGGCTTCTGCTGTCCGAATCGCTGAAGGCTTGACTTGATCGCGGAAAGATTCTTCTCGCCGTGCTTGCGAGCGTTTGCCGGATCAAAGACAAGCGTCTCGATCTTCACGAGTTCCGTCTTCATGCTTCCTCCGTCTTCAATCGCTCGATGATCTCAAGCAGTCGGATCTCCTGCTCGCGGCGCACGTCTGCCGCGATTTCGCTCGCGCGATGCACATCGACGAGTGAAGGATGCACCCACCAGTCTTCAACCGGAACAAGGAGATATCCGCTCTCGTTCTTGGCGATCATCCGCACGTTCTCAGCGACTCGGCGATATCCGTAGCCTTGCAAGATGCCTTCGATCGCGAACTTGATCGACTGCTTTCCGCGATAGAGATCATGCTCGACAGTCGCGACGGCGAATGTCATTTGATCGAGCGGAAGGCCGTAGAGCGCGGCAAGCGTCGACTCTGGCGGCTCAAGATCGAGCGAGAGATAATCGAGTGTCCCTTCGTTCGCATCCGCGAGCGTGAGGATGTCTTCCATCAGTTTCGGATCGAGCGCGTTTCCGTAGAAGAGATTCCGAGGATCGCGCTCGGCCTTCAACTGATCGAGCGTCTCGATGTCGGAGAGAATGCCGCGCCATCCGGCGAACTTCTCAAGGCCGAATGTGTTCGAGTAGTTCTGCGGATGGCCTGCGCCGAGGTCGACGAAGAGGCCGCTCTGCTTGCGATCGAGCGTGAGCGAGACAAACACATCCTGCCCTGCCTGCGAGAAGTTTCGCAGTACCGTTCCTTCTTCTTCTTTCTGCTCCATGATGTCTCCTTATGCGGCGAGGATCTCATATCGGCGAGCCTGCGTCAAGATCGAGACTGCAACCAGATAGTCCATGCCTGCGAGCGTCATCGAGTCGCCTGCGTCGATCTCCTGCGCTGCTTGCGCGAAGGTCAAGAATCGCCAGACGATCGGATCGGAAACAGCGCGGCCTCGGACGATCTCAAGTTCCGACTCGGTGAATCGCTGAAGAAACTCGAAGGCCGTCCACCGAGGATATCGAAACGTGCCGAGATCATAGATGAGGCCGACTTGCGCCGAGCCATCGTTCGGAACGCATCCGTCCGGCCTCTGATCCGCGACGACGAGAGAGATGACCACGTTTCGAGAATCCAGTTGCGCGAAGTTCATCGATTCACTTCCTGTCTGAATTCGAGGTTGTCGATATAGAAAGTTCTCGATGTCGTCCCGAGCGATTTGATGATCATCGCGAGAAGGCCTGCGGTGATCGACGTTCCGCTCTGAAGATTCGCGGTCACGGTCGCGACTCTAACTCCGTTGATGAAGAACTCTGAGATCGAGGCCGCCGGATTGATGATGATCTCAAGTCGATACAAAGTCGAAGCGGCCACCGTGATGCCCGTATCTACCTGCGTCAAGGTCGACGCGCTGTCGACGACGTAGACTTCCCACTTGCCGGAGTTAATGTTGTCTCGATATCGAAACACTCCTCCGCAGGCTTCCGTGATGAGCGTCGTCTGATTTCCAAATCCGATCTTCAGGCCGTAGCGATTCGTGCCATCCGAGAGAGAGGACGGCGTGAGGATCATCGCAGACATCGAGAGCCGACCGAATCCAAAGAGGATTTGATCGACGAGCGGAGTCTGGATCTGAGCGCGTCCCGTCGTCGTTGTTCCGGTCGCGAGCGAGGCAATTCCGTATCTGCCCGAGACTGCGCCGATCGCGCCGAGGACAGAAGTGAAAGCGACGGCGGCCCCGGTTCCTGAAGTCGCCGACGTGAAAGGCGAGACGACGGCCATATCTGAAGCCTGCACGATGAACGCGCGAGGATCGTCATGGTCTGGCTCGATCGGAATGAGTCGATTCATTTCTTGCCTCGCGCTCGATCGAATCCGTGCAACTTCTCAAACTCGACGAGAGCCTGCGGATGCACTCGACGATCCTTCGAGAAAGGGATTCGAATCCCTCGAAGGATTCCGTTGTCGATCCACTTCGAGACTGTTCTCATCGAAACTCCGAGACGTGCAGCGACTTGTCCCGTCGTCAGCCACGGGACATTCATCTCGCCCTCTTCCGAGAGCGGAGGCTGAATGCGCGACTTCGCTTTATTCGTCGACATAGGAAGGAGGCACGAGATAGTAGCCTTCAGGAATCTCGACGCGATTCGCGGAAAGTGTCCACTCTCCATTCTCGCGAATGTAGACATGGCCTTTCACTTCCGGCCCGATTCGGATCGGCGACGACTCACGGACGAGTACCGTCCTTGGGCCGCAGGCCGTCAGAAATACGCTTGCCGGCACGAGAGAGAGAGTCAGGATCTTCTTGACCATCGGTTGCCTTCTTTCCTTTGTCGAATCGCTTCTCGATCCAAACGAGGATCGCGACGATGAGTGAAGTGATGAACTCAAGCATCCTCGCCCTCCAGAGCGCAAATGCGAGCGCGAAGTGATTCGATCTCGTCCGCCGCCGTCTTGAGTTCGTTTCGCACTTCGTGCCACAGAGAGAAGAGCGGAGCATCGGAGAGAACGCGGAGTCGCGACGGCGAGTCAGTCGCGCGAGCGAGCCTCTCTCGGTATTCGAGCGCGACGGCGAGCGTCTGCTCAAGGTCGATCATCGGATGCCTTCTTGCTGTGACGATACCTTCGCGTCTCGCGCGAGGATCAGGCCGATGCCTGCCATGATCGCGGCGGCGACCGCGCCCCAGTCCGCGACCGTCACGGGATCGCCGTCAAACTCAGCCTTTGCCGCGCCTGCGATCGCGACCACGATCGCGAGGATGCCCGTCGTCGTTGTGCGCCATGAAGCCTTGCTCATTTGATCCGCCTTTCGAGCGATTCTAGTCGCCGTTGGATGTCTTCGAGTGTTCGAGAATGGCTCGCGTCATTGACTGCCGCCGAGGCTTGCGCCTTCGCGAGATCCTGCACCGTCTCCGCGAGTTTGTCGATGTCGGTTCGTGCGACTTCAAGTTCCTTGGATTTCGCGCCGACCGTGAAGATAAGCGCGGAGAAACCGACGATCATCGTCGCGATCTGGCCGATGCCGATCGCCGTCGAGAGGACGTTCTTCTGTGTGCCTTCCGCCATGCTTCGAAGATCGGCATCGGAGCGTTTCGACTCGCGTCCGCTCCTTTTGTTGCACGATCAAAAAGAGACTCGCCGTTCAGCGCGAACGGCGAGCCGGAGACACGTCGACCAGAGGCGGATCGACGTGGGAGTTGGTTAGGAAAGGCATCCTGCGAGGGAGAACGATAGCAGGAGCATGACGATGAGCCAGAGGGTAAAGGCCGCGAGGATCTCTTTCAAATCCGGCCAGAAGCCCTCGTGCCGATCGCTGTGCATTTCATCGAGTCCGTCGTTCATTCCGTCCTCCGAATCGAGATCTCGACTCTCGGCGCGTCTCGATCGACTTCGAGCCGTACGGGTAGGTGCGTCAGATTCGCGTCGTCGTCGACGATGCCTGCCGAGGCGATTCCGTCGAAAGCGGCCTTGAGCGAGGCGAGGAGATTGTCTCGGTCGCGCCGTCGCCGATCGCGGAAGAAGAACGTCGACTCGACCTCGGCGGCCTTCCATCGGCTCGGGAATCGCTGCGAGACGAAGAAGGAAACAGAGCGATACTGCTTGACTGCTCGCGCCTTCGCCTGCCAACAAACGCGAGCGTTCGGCGAGAGTTGCTTTGCCGGAAGCGGAAGCACGATCCGGATCGTCATTCCATCAGGAGTCATCGACGCATCGGAACGCGCCTGCCGCGTCGGTTGCGCGGCGAGCGCGGACGACGTGCGTCCAGAGGCTCGCGTCATTGTTCTCGCGCCACTTCCTCCATGCGTGAACTTCGCGCCGGAGGACGTTCGCTTCGCGGATGAGCGCGAAGTTTCTCCGCCGGAGTTCGGCGAGTTGCAAGACGAGGCCTTCGATGTCTTCTTTGCTTTCCATGCCATCGCTGTTTCGTCCTCTGGAGAGTGTTGCTTGCGTCCTCATCGAGCCTCCTTCTTTCGCTTGCGAAGCATCTTCATTCGCTTCTCGTCTGCGAGATCGTAGCCTGCTCGGTATTCACGGCATCGGTTGCATCCGCAGGGAAGATGATAGATGCCGCGATGTGTGCTCATCGGCCTCGATGCCATGCGATCCTCGAAGCCTGCATCGAATGGCTCGTCTGCCGTTTCGCTCCGAGGCGCGGAAAGTTCTGAAGGATGAACGCACGGAGGAAGGAGAGAGACTTTTTTCATCCATGCGAACATTCGCTCGCCTCCTTCGCAAGTTTCTCGCGAAGTCGATCTCGCTCCTGCGCCAGAGCAAAGAACGCAAGTTTGATCTCGTGCAAGTCGATTAGGCCGAGATTGTGCGAGTCGTGTTCGTCCTGCTTGTCCGCGTGTGGATCTTCCGATTGAAGTTCGAGAAGCCAGTTGCGAAGTTCCCTGAACCGCTTCTCGATGCGTTCGAATTCCGTCATTGTGTCGCCTCCTTCTTGATCCGCCAAACGATCATCATCGAGCCTCTCGACGACATCCGCCGAATGCCGCTGTCCTCGATGAATCCGGCCTGTGTGAGTTCCGTTCGGCGTTTGCCGATCGAGTTCATGTATTGCTTGGTTACGCTCGCGAGTTCCTCGTCCGTGAGGCCGTCTGGATTGTTTCGCAATGCTTCGAGCGCGAGAGCGCGTCCGCTTCCTGCTCGCGGTGCTGCTCGCTTCGCGGCCTCGATCGAAGTCTCTCGATCGTTGGTTCTGTGCATCCCGAGAGCGAATAGAGAGTCGGCAGGAGGAGCCTGCGTCCTTTGCCTCATAAGCGGGTCATGCCTCATCGCTCCTCCTCTCTGCGCTCGATCTTGATCGAGCGATTGAAGCAGAGCGCGACGGTGATCTTCGAGTCCTTTGGAACTCTCTTCATTTCGAGGAATCCGAGATCGTCGCCGTTCTCGCCGATGAGCCAGATGCGATCGCCTTCGTAGGCCTGCCGGATGACGCGGCCAAAGTGCGACGGTTTGTCGATCGGTTGTTTCATACCGTTGCCTCCTCTCCTTGGGGGAGAGCCTTTCGGCCCTCCCCCATCCGAGGAGACGGCGCATCCTGCGCTTTCGGACTAGCGATGATAGCAGCGCGATCGAGCATTCCGCGAATCCATTGCATTGCGACGAGATCCTCTTCGGTTGTCGCGATCGAGCGCGAGAGAAGAGATTCGAGGCCTTCGCGAACTCGCTTCGAGAGATACGGCCGATTCATTTGATCGAGATCCTCGTTCCTCGTTCCATGAGATTCGCGAACGGCAGATTCTCGCCTGCTTCGAGCCGAGCGCGAATCGCGTCTCGGTTTACTGTGACGATTGTCTTCCGTTCGATGGCCCACTCCGGCAACTCATCCGGCCCGACGCGGAGATCGAGCGGAGGCTTGCCGCCGTTGCGTGTGAGCGCGACGCGGAAGCGAGACGTTTCGATCTTCGGGAGATTTCGAGTTTCCCAAACGAAGCGCAGACGCTCGCGCAAGCCTTGCGCGGATTTGTCGTCGGCCTTTGCGAGATCCGCGAGACGGTCGGCCTCTGCCTGCCGCATTGCCGATCGCGCTTCGAGTTCCGCGATGAGCGAGCAGTAGTTGTCTACCTTTCCGAAGAGATCGCTTTCGAGTTCGTTCTCCCATTCCGCGATCGCGGCCTGTGCGAGCGGATCGGATACGTCTCCTCCGTTCTCATGGAGCGTCGATTCGAGCGCGGCGAGATCCGCGCTGATGTCATAGATGGTTCGGTTCATTGTGTCTCCATTGCTGCTCGCGCCTTGCGAGCGTATTCAAGCGTACCGTCTTTCTTGTGACCGCGCGGCCCACCGTTGTGGATTCGCGCGACGGTTTCGAGTTTCCAGTCTGGCGCGTATCGCGTGAGATACGCGATGACGACCTTCTCTGCGATGGCTCGATCCGTCACGCTCTCGTATCCGAGAGCGCGAAGCGCAGGATCTTTCTCTGTCGCGTCGAGCCAGTAGCCTCGATGGATTTGATACGCGCCGAGTGCCTTTCCTTTGTCGCCGATCGCGCGATCCGGATCGGCCTCGCCGCCAGTCTCGACGATGCGAATCGCGTCGAGAATGGCTCGCGTGTCCGTGCCTTTCGGTGGTGCGATCAGGAGAAGAGTAGAGAGGAGGATCGATGTCATTGCTCTTCGCGCTCCTTTCGTGGCTTCTCGATCAACTCTTCGAACAACTCTTCCCAGTCTGCATCGTTGAATCGTTCTGCATCGGGCGTGAGGAAGTGCGCGATCGCTCTGCCGTTAGGAGTCTTGAGGCACCACGCGCAAAGATCTAAATCATCAATCGCATCCTCAAGACGTGATCGCAGGTGCTTTGGCTCCTTGACGTACCGATCCTTGATTGCGTCTTGAATCAAGTCAGGAAATTCGTTGTCGAGCCAGAGCGCGACGTTCCATGTGGCTCGATTCGTCCATCCGTTGTAGGTGTTGTATGTAGTCACCGCGAGCCTCCGATCGTGAGCGATTCGCGCTTGACCTGTTCAGGACGACTCGTGCGCGAGTAGTGCGCCGGAATTTCAATCGAGCCAGTCTGCTCAAGTTCCTGAATCCAAGAACCAGAGCAGGCGCGATCGAGCATCGGGTACTCTCCGTGAATGCAGCGGAACGGCTCGCGCACGAGTTCGTTGATCGCGGAGATCGCGAGATCGAGTTCGAGGTCTGAGAGTTCCTTGATGTCCGTTTCGTCTTGCATGATGTGTCTCCTTGTCTGCTCCTCGCTCCGTGCGAGGCTCCGGCCAAACGGCGCAGATTCGAGGAGCCTCCGAGGAGGCTCCTCCGATCCGAGTCGTTCACTTCATTTGAGCGCGAAGGTTGCGCGTCCATCCGTTGTAGTCGACGAGAGTCAATTCAGACTTTCGGCACTCGGCCTCGATGCGAGCGCGACCTTCGTCGGTCGTTTCTTTTTGCCACTTCCAGTCCCATTGCTCATGCCGAATCTGAGCGCAGAGTTCCGCGTGATTGCCTGCATCAATGGTTTCTCGAAGTTCTTCGAGAAGGAGCATCGAGTGTGCGCCAGAGTTTGCGACTTGCTTGCGAGCGCGGTCACGAGCGAGGATGAGTTCGAGTTCTTGTGGCTTGACCTTCATGGCTGTCTCCTTTGTGTTCGAGGCTCCGTGCCTCATTCCATGTCTTCTGCGACTTCTTTGAGAGCCTTGATGACCATCCAGTAGTGAAATCGTTGACTCGCAACCGATGAGTTGCTCGCGAAGGAATCCGCGATCATCATCGCGTGATCCATGCCATGCTCTTCGAAGAGTCGTTGAGCGGTTTCGATCGGGGTTTCTTTGGTCTGCTTCGTCATGGCTGTCTCCTTTGTGTTCGAGGCTCCGTGCCTCGATGCGATGAGTATACATGGATTTCGGCTCAAGGGAAGGAATCGCTTGAGCATTTCCGAAATTTCCTCAAGATTCTAGGTTATCGGGACACTGTATATCCAAAGCGCGGGAAATGGCCCGTACGGGCCTCCGATCGCGGAAGGCCTCGGAAGGCATCCGGACGGGCCAAACGCCTAGGCGAGCCTTGCGGCGGCCTTTCCTGCCTCACGGTAGAACGTCGCCGCCGAGACTGGCCGGAGCGGATTCCGGCCTGAATCCTCGAATCCCTGCCGATCGCGGTCGTATCCGGCGAGCGTTCTCCGACAGACCAGATCCGAGACGGCGAGAATCCAAGGCCGCGACCATGCGCCAAACTCGGCAGGCGGATTCCCCCACCCAAGCGAGCGCAGGTAGTCGACGGCCTCGCCGACTTCGAGCGGATTGGCCGTTTCGATTTCACGCCGGCGCGAGAGCCAGTCGGCCTCACAAACTGCCGCGTCTCGACTCGCCGCGATCGAGCGCATCCGAGCCTCACGCTCGCGAGCCTCGCGCTGCGTAAGTTCCAGACGGCGAACTTTCACATCGGCGAGGAACTCGAAGAACTTCGCAGGGAGGAATCGCGCTCGCGGTCCTCCCCATTGGATCGAGTAGTTCTCAAGTGCCGCCATCGCGATTTCGGCGGATTCCTCCGCGATGCGCGGAAGCGCAAGCGACCAGAGTTCGCGATCGGTTTCGCCTTTGAAATACTTGTTCGCTCGCGCAGTAAATCCGGCGAGTTCCTCGCGCGTCATTCCGTTCGATTTCGATTTCATTGTGTCTCTCTTCTTCTGGCTCCTGCCAGAGTTTCGCGGCCTATCTCGTGAATCACGTCCGACGTACTCCGCTTCCGGTTCACAGAAGAGAAGAGAGAAGGAGTTAGATTCAGGAAGTCGAACCGAAACACCGAGTGCGTATCTGTGTCGCTTTGCTCGGGTGGGGGGTTATTAGGGGGGAGGGATTTCAATTTGTAAAGAGGGGAAACTTGGAAATTTCCGAAGATTGCAAAAAGCCTGCCGCGAACTTCTCACGGCAGGCTCGACGAGTGATTCAGAGACGCGATCCGCGATTCGCGAAGACAAGCCGACTCGCTCGATGCACGAGATCGAATCGAACTTTTTGGTCGCACAATTCCCAAGCAAGTTCTCTCCGGCGGATCGTTCGGACGCTCACGCGCAAAGCCTCGGCGAGAATCTCCTTCTTCGGCGTGAGATGTGCAGGCATCAGATCGAGCGGGATTCCGACATCGACAACCTCGCGGATGTCCTCATCGATCGAAGTATCCGCCTTGATGATCCGAGCCACTTCGAGAGCCTCCGCGACCGAGATCGGACGGAAGATCCTCGGATCTTCCGCCGCGATCCCGATCTGCGATCGAAGGCTTGCCGAGCCGACGATCTCGCCGCTCATGGCGCGTCTCCGATGATCTCGACGACCTCGAAGCCACCATTCGCGCGAGGCTTGACGCGGACGCGCGTGTTGACGCTGAAGGCCTGATTCGCTTCGAGGCCGGACGCAATCTCCTCCGAGAGTACCGCGATCGGGAGCGGCTGATCCTCCTGATCGATGCGCCAGACGCGGCGGCCGTTCTTGCCTTCGACTACGCCGATCGGAGAGCGAGCGAGAATCGTGATGCAATCCTCGGCGACGACCTCGGGAACTCGATCCGCGATCGGAGTCGGATTCGTGAGTTCGTCGAGATCCTTCCTGCGCTCTTCCTTCGTTGGCTTCGCGCATATGGCCCGATACAGCGCGGCCTTCTTCTGCTCGTCGTGTACGACCGAGAGGTCGACTGGAACTGCTCCTGCGATCGAGTCGACCTCGCTCTCATCGAGGACGGCAAGGCCGCAGATGCTCAAGGTCGCGCGTCTCTTTGCCTTCGTCTCGGCCTTCATGTGAGCATTCGAGAGATTCTCGCCTTTCAATCCGGCGAGGCTGACCGAGCCAGTCGAGATGTCCTCGCGGCCTGTTCGCTCGGTCACGGCGACCGTGACGGTCAGGATGTCGCCGATGATCTCGCGCTCCATGCGGACGACCGAAACGCCGTGAATCGAGCGCAACTGCTCGGTGCAACTCTTGGTTGCATAGAGCACGGTCTTCCCGCTCAGGGTGAGATACTGAAACGGTTGCGTGAGGGGATTCAGGCCCATCGAATCGCATACGGCCCGATACAGCGCGATCCGCTGATCCGGCCCAAGTTTGCCGATGTCGCCTGCGGCGATGTAAGCCTCCAAGGCCTTTGTTCCGGCAATGGCGAGTTGAGAACTGGCCGACTTCGCGGCCTCCGATACGATCATGGCTGTCATTTGTGTCTCCTGTTTCTGCGGACGCCGTGTCCGCTTGCGGACACTATATCGGAAGATTCGAGGAGATGTCGAGAAAAAATCCGAGAGGCCTGCACAAACTCGAATCTCGGCGCGTCCAAGCCCACGTCGAGACGGTGCTTTCCTTCGCGGTCACGCGAGGCAACTCCGATCGCGCTGCACTCCGATGCCGCTCGATCCTCTCGCCGACTTGGGAATCGCTCGATCTCTACACGCTCGCCGTCGATCTCGCCGAGGAAGACGATCTCCGCTTCCTCGTCGCGCAAGCGAGAGCAGCGATTCTCGGAGATCTCATCAGGCGATCAGAGAATCAGAGATCGTCTCGGTGCCGAGATAGTTCGCAGGAAGGCTGAGGCCTTTGCCGTACATATCGAACAAGCGATCGAACGCCGTAGCAAACGCTCCCTCGCCGTTGTTCGTGAATGTGTATCGAGCGTTGTCGTCCGCGCTCCAGTTCGTCGAGCCTGCAACGATCGCAAGCGAAGGCCCACCATTCGCGATCGGCATCATCTCCGCGAGAACGATCTCGTCGATGTAGACAGCATCCGTCGCGATGGCCGTCGTCGTCTCGATGTGGAAATACAATTCGCTTGGCACGATGCGCGGAGAGCGCAACTGTGTCGCGTAGATCGCATACGAAGTCGTCGTCGCCGCGATTGATTGCGAGAACAAGAAACTTCCGCCGTCGATGATATTTCCAGAAGCGTCCTTCACCGAGAGACGAATCGTTCCGGTTGCCGTCGTGTCCTTCTTGATCGCAACGGCGAGGATGTACGGTCGATCCGGCGTGAGCCTGCCGAGAGTGCCGTCGAAATCCGCGAGCCTTTGGCGGATATTGAACGTCGATCCCGTGACCGCGAGTTTGATCGCGCTCGATCCTCGGAAGACATTCGCGGCCGTCGTCTCCGTGAGAAACTCCGTGCCTGCCGCTCCGCTGACGACCGTGAATCGATCAGAGAGATTTGAAGTCTGATCCTCGAAGTCGGAATTGTGGAGGATGTTCTGTCCGGGAATGCCGTTGTCCACGCTCGCGCAAGCAGTCGTCAAACGCATCAGCGTTCCACTTCCACCGGGGAATCGATAGTCAAGGCCTTGATACGAAGGCTGACCGCGAATCTCGAATATCTCAGAGCCTCGCGAGATCGCGCCAGACGTTGCGTCTTGAATGCATCGCGCTTCGAGAACTTCCGTGCGAATGTTCGGCCAGTCGGCAGTCGAGCCGAGCAGAATGTTCGGAGCCTCAAAGAAATAGTAGAACTTGCCGTTGCCGTTGTTCGATCCGCCAACCGATAGACTTGACTTCGAGATCGTCGTTCCGTCGATTGATTGAATGTCGACATCCATCTGACGAATCAGCCAGATCAGAGCGTCGCGGATGTCCTTCCGAACCATTGTGTTCGTGGCCGCCGGATCGCTCGCTTCATCGAAGCACATCTCAAGAATCGTTCGCTCTGCCGCCGCGCGAACGTCGTTCAGCACGTTTCCCGCTTCCGCGATTCGCGCTTCGATATTTCCGGAGAGAACGTCGATCATCCAAGCATCAGTCGACGAGTACTCAAGTTGCACGTTGGCAAGGAGCGTCTTCAGATTGTTCTGATGCGCTCGAACTTGATCCATCATGTAGACAAGCGCACCGAGTCGCGGGAAGAGTCCATCCGTGCCTGTGTAGGTAAATGCCATGCTATTTCTCCTTCGGAGTATCGGAGAATGGAACTGCCGCGTTCAGCGCGGCGCGACGTGCGGCGCATCCTCCACAGCCGCCAGTCACAGTATCGACGGCCTTCGCGATTCCAGTCGCCGTCGTGATCGAGTGAACTACGTCGCCGAGGCCTCGCGGCCTGCCTCGATACTTCGAGCAACTCGCGCACTTCTCTGGATTCGTTGGGCCTGCGAGGATCGGATGCTCGCAGATGTCGCCGCTGATTCGAAGGAAGAAGCAACCGTCAGCCATAAATCACCGAGCAAGATTTTGTCGCTTCGTTGCGTACCGAAATTTCACAAGCATTTCCTTCATTCACCGTCTGACCTGGGAATGAATCGCATCCTTGCCATCCGAAGGAAATTCCGTTTCCGAAGCAATCTACGCCGAAGCACTCATACGCATTTCCCGCGATTGCTCCTCCGAATGGATTGCAACGCAACTCGGGACAAGTAGAGACGGAGTAACCCATGCAAGCGGGAATCGGATTGCCGTTCAGGCAGATCGAGGCGATCGAGAAGTTTGGGTCATAGCATGGATGCGAAGAGCATGGAACGCCATTGCCTCCGAGCAGTTCGCCGCCTGTCGCGTAGCCATTCGAGAACGTCGATGAATCGAGACAAGCACTCGATCCAAAAACGTTGAAACTGAAGCCGTTCAACAAAGCCACGTTCGGAGTGCTTGTGATCGTCTCCGGCCCACAAAGAGAGAATGTCTCGTTGTTGCCATTTCTTTCCGTGAGAGTTCCAAGCACATTTGATCCGATCGAGACGCCGAGCCTATACGCAGGCCGCTGTATGACTGTCGACGGTGGAGCCGGACAAAGATCGACGCAGTTGATGACGACCGATCCATTTGGAAGAGGGCCGGAATACACCCAGTCGTATGAGTTGCAATTCACGAACGAATTGCATGGAGGACACTCGTACGGATTCGGCTGTCCCGGACAGATGACACCGGGAACCGGGCTTCTTCCTTCGAGCGCGACACTTTCAACTCGCGCAAGCAAAGTGCCTCCGCTTGATTGCATGAATGCAACGAATGGAGATCCCGGTATCGAATTGCGGATCATCGTCGTCGTGATCGAAACGGAAACAAGATATCTCTCGACTTCCGTCGCGCCTGCAAACGTCGATCTTCGAGTCACATAGTTGATCTCGATAGGCTTCGATGCGTCAGGAAAGCAGCACGAGACAGATCCGCCACAGCAACAAGCGGTGCAGGCCGCGTCGACGCTCACTCTTCGACTCCGTGAATCTGGACGACGATCGCGCTCGCCGTGTCCGATCGAATCGCAATCCGATCTCCGGCGTTCAGATACCGAATCGAATCATCGAGGAGTGTGGCATTCCCTCGAAGAGGATTGTCGTAGTACACAGCATTCGAAGACGCGATGGATTCATTCGCGCCAACAACGTGGAATCGAAAGGTCGCCGTCGTCGTCGCGACATTGCAAACGCTCATCGATTCGATGCGAAGCGTCTTGCCTGCCGGAACTTCATAGACGACGAGAGTCGATGTCTTCGCGAGCGCGGAGACGATTCGCCTTCGTTCGTTGAAGCGCGTCATCGAGTTGATGGTTGAAGGTATCGCGCTCATGTGCAAGTGAAGGCATATCCATTCGGTACAGAGAAGACGAATCCGCCGAGAGTTTCCGTGCAGACGACAATCGTGTCGTTCTTGATCGGCTGACGAGTCGCAGTCGATCCAACGACGTGAATCGTTCCGACTCCAATGTTTCGATTCGCCACGCTATCGACTGCTTCTTCGCATCCGTTCAATGCCTGAAATGATCCGACTCCGGTCGCCGTATACGTTCCTGCGGCGAGCGTATTGACTCGAACGTCGGTCAGCGTGTACAGCCATCTCGTATTCGATGTGATCTGCGTCGAGGCTGTGATTCGTCCGGCGCGAACTCCTGCGGCAGAAGAAACTCCGGCGCACTCTCGGAAATAGAGTTTCCCATTATGGGCAATGTGTCCAAGCACCGGAACAATCGTGCCGACTGCGGAGCAAGGAAAGACGATCGGTGCGCCGTATGTATCTCCTGAGACTGCCGAAGTCACGCCGCCAGATACGGCGACGTATGAATTCGAACCGACAGTCGAGAGCGCGACTTCTTGGAAACTTCCCTTGATTGCGTTTCCGCTTCCGCTCTGTCCCGTGATCCGAACGAGGATCACTCGGCCGAGGACTGGCCCGGATGCCGCGACAAGCGCAGGATTTCCATCCAGTCTCTCGATGCGCTCGAACGCCTCGTTGAGATGATGGAATTCGAGTTTGCCGACTTGGCCTGCGGTGAACTTTGGAAGCGTCATCAGTCCGCCAGAATGTAGTATTGAAGCGCGACGCTCGCCGTATTCGCTCGCGCTGTCGGAGCACTCGTGCTGAGCCTACAGATCGCGGCCTCGCCTGCCTTCAACTTCAGGAACGGAACAAAAGGCGAAGTACCTGTGCCGATCTCGACGAAGTTTGTCGGGCCTGTGTTCTTGAAATACGCATAGCCTGCGGAGGAGACGCTTCCCATCGCGAGCGCGGCGGCTGTCGTCGTCACGGTTGCCGCGCCACCGACTGCCGTCGTCCCCGCGAGATCAACGAAGAGCGTTCCGGGATTCTCTGTGTGATTGAGATCTCCCTTGAGAGTTGAGATCTTGAGATTGACCGTGATCTCGCGAGCCATTAGAAATTCTCCGAAAGAAGATTGAAGTCTGCGAAGTTCGGGAAAGGCTGAACGAGATCGACGTTGCCTGCTCTGAAGATTCCTTGAGCGTCTGCGACTGGCTCGACAATGCCGAGTTGATTTCGCCTCGGGCTTTGGATCATGTGCAGGAACTCGTCCTGTCGGAACTTGTGCGTGATCGAGAACTTCTCAAGGCCGATCCGCGATGCATTCGCGCCGAGATACAGAACTTGTCCGATCGGTGCGCCTTGGAAGATCGTCGAATTGCGACGGCCTCGCGCCTGCCGAATCTTCAAAGATCGCTCGGGGAAACTCGCCGCAGAGACGGTTTCTGTGATCGTGATATCACTCATGCGAACGAGAATCGAGAGAGGCACTCCGGCCTTGTCGATTGGAGTTCCTCCGCAATCGAGGCCCGTCTGCGTTCCATTTGCGGGAATCGTTGGGCCTGTTCGCCACGCATCGCGAAACTCAGAAGCGTAGTCGATCGTGATCTGCACATAGCCTTCCTCATTCGGAAGTTTGTCTCCCGGCTCTGTGTTCTCGTAGGTGAACTGCACTTCCCACACATTGCGAGATTCGGCAATATGCTTGATCGAGAAGGCCGTCGCGAAGATCAATTTCTCATCGGGAAACTCTTCGCGGATGTCCGGCAACTCAACTCCGAAATGATCCTTGACCATCTTCGGCGATGTAAGCGGCGCGGCATCGTCCCAACAACGGAAAGTTCGGCTCGCGCTGACGCGGCCTCCGCTGTCGCTAAATCCTCGCGTCTCCTGCAACTCGACAAACTCGAAAGCCATCAGACGAATCCTCCACTCGTTCCAGAGTTCGCGACAAGCGTCTCGATGCCTCGAACCATGCGCTCATCGTTGCGCCGCTTGTCGCTGTCCGGATACGCATCGAAGCGGAAAGTACCGAGCGCAGTATTCGCGCCTTGAATGCCTGCGGCCTGCGAGGATATGCGCTCTTCTTCGAGGCGCGTAGCCTCCGCGAATCGTCGCTCCTGATCGGCGTTTGCTTTCTCGCGAGCGCGAGCGGCCTCCTGATCGGCCTTCTCCTGCTCACGTTTCGCCTTCGCGATGGCATCGGCCTCGGCCTTCGCGATCTCATCTGCCGCGCGAGTCTCCTCTGCGATTCGAGCCTCAGCAGCGGCCTTGTCTGCGGCCTTCTGCTTGTCGAGTTTGTCGCGCGTCTCGTCGGCGTTCGATTGAATCTTCGCTTCATACAGTCGACGAATCGCGTCAGCCTGCGCTTCGTTCGCGGCATCGGCGACTCGAAATTCCATTTCAGTCTGGAGACGCTCCTCTTCGTTCAAGCCTCGAAGGAATATCGCGCGTTCCGCTTGGCCCGTGCGCTCAAGTTGGCGCATCTGTGCTTCGAACTCTGCCGCGCCTGCCTCCTGCTCAAGCCCAAACGTCTGGCGAGCCTCGGCTTCCTGTCTCTGCGCGATCTTGCGCTGTCGCTCCGCGCGAGCCTGCGCGTCTGCAAGTTCCTGCTCGACGCGCTCGGCGAACTGCTCGTTCGTCTCCGCGCCGAAGGCATTCATCAGCGACGTACCGATCGCCGTTCCGATTCGGTATGCCGCTCCAATGATCGGCGTCGACTTCGCGAGGCCATCGAGCGCGGAGCCGATGCCTTCCTCTCCGGCTCGCTCCGCGAAATCCGCAACTTGATTCAGAAGTTGAATCGGATTGAGGAAACTCTCGATCTTCCTCGTGACGCTTCCTGAGCTCCTCTGAAGCCACGCGCCAAACTTCGATTCGTATTGCTTTGCCGCGCCTTCGGCTGACGCTGCGGCCTTTGACTCTGCCTCGACGAGATCGCGCTCCATTGCGGAGTAATTCGCTCGCACGTCGATGTAAATGTCGCCGCCTTTCATGTGATGCTCCGCTCCACATATCGTCGCGCCCAGTCGCGCGAATCAGTCGGCGCATCCGTCTTCGATTCGTATCCCTTGAGGCAGAGCAGGAGATGACGATCAAATTCGGCGCACGTGAGATCGAGCGGATTCCCGAGGCCTGCGGCAGTTCGAGCGATGAGATGCGCCTCCGCGAGATAGTCGCGCGGCATCGGCTCGCGCGGAGGCCCACTCAGTTTCCCGCTTGCTTCTCTTCTCGATCGTCTCCACCGAATCCGAGCGCACGAAGCGCGATCTCCGTCGCTCGCTTCGCATCGACCGAATCCGCGATCAACTCGCCAAACTCGCTCGCGGCGCACAGAACGCGCAGGGAGCCTGCAAGCGTGTAGCAATCTAGAACTAGGGCCGAAGCAATAAGAGCGTCCCTACGGGCCTTCTCGACGGCCTGAAGCGAAACCGGAAGGCCTGCGATCTCCGCCGCCTTCCGCGCTTCGCTTGCTCGAATGTCTGCGAGTTCGTTCGTGATCGCGATACGCTGACGAACGGTCAAAGGCCGAATCGCGACGACGCGACCATCAGGAAGCGTCTCGTTCCAAGGGTGAACCATTAGTTCCTCTTCTTCGATTTGAGATGTGCGAGAAACTCGTCGCCGTTGGCAACGAGTGATCGATCGGATGCGCGACGCACGGAATACGAGTCGAGATTCGCAACGCCGATCTCGCTCGCGTTCATCGCGACTCTGACTGCTGTTTCCTCATCGAGCCTGCCGGGACTGACGCGGCGCGAGACGATCCTTCCCTGTTTCGTGACAAGGGTCACGATCCAGTCGACATCGGAAGGCCCGAATAGGGGAATGACTTCAGAGGCAGAGATGCTCATCAGATCAGCCAAGTAACAACGGGAGCCGATCCGTCAGCGTTCTCGAAATTGACCGTCACGGTTGTATCGCCAGTCTTTGACGAGTTGAACGCAAACGATGAGAACACGGCATTCGATGTGATCTTCGCGTCGCTCGTCGATGTCGAATCGAAAATCGACAGCGTGACTGCAGGCCGAGTTGTTGCCACATCTTGCGATGAGATGAGAACGATCGCTGTATTCGATGTGCTCGTGGAGCCTGTCGAATCGATACCGATGACCGCATTCAGCGAGCCAGTCAAATCGAGCATACCGAGACGCTTGCGCTGTCCCGTATCGCCGAAGGCCGTCAGAGTCGAGACGGGACGCTGCAAAGTCGCCGCGTAACTCTGCACCTTGAAGAAGACTTGAGTCGCGGAGTTCAGCGAATATGCGACGTTTCCGTCGTTGCCGATGACGTATGTGTCGATTGCCATTTGGTTTCCTTATGTGTCGTGCGCGATGAAACGCCACCGCTCTACCATCGTCCAACCATCATCAGCGAATGATGGCACACCGCGCTCGATGCGAACGCCTCGAAGCGCGTCGAATCCCGTGACCGTGATCGGAGTCGAGAAGGCTGTCGCCAGTCCATCCGATACGAGATAGATATCTGTGCCTCCGCGGTTGTCGTACTGAGTCGCGAACTCGATCTCGACTTCGTGCCGAGTGATCGAGCCAAAGAATGGAGTCGTCCTCACGGTCGCCGTGTAGACGAGAAGCGGAAGCCTCGCATCTGTCGGAGCGGAGTTGTAGTAAATGCGCGAAGTCAGTTCGGTCGTCAGCGCAGTCGTCGCGTAGAGCCGACCTTTGATCGCGTCGAGAATTGCCTTGCTCATGGAGTCCTCGCGAATGCTCGCTTGACCGCGATCTTGAGGAAGCGTTGCGAGATGATCGAAATCTGCGGAAGCGTAGGCTTGATGTAAGGCCGTGGCTTCATTCGGCGAGTTCCGAATTCAAGCATCGGAGCGTATGGCACATTGCTTCCGTATCGAAGCACTACAGCGCGACCGTTCTCGAAGATGTTCGCGAATCCGTCTGGACGATTGCCGACCGTCTCGACACTCCACGAAGCGCGGAGTCGATTCGTATTCACGGCAGGAGATTGACCGGGAAGCGAGGCGCGATGGTATCCACGCGCTCGAAGATTCCGGCCCTTCGCATTTCCCTTCGCGACTCGATACAGAAAGCCCATTCCGGGCTTTGACAACTGACGGCGCACAAGTCGAGCAGATCCGACGAGTGTTGCGTCCATGCCTTCGCGAAGGCCGACTCGCATCGTTTCGAGGATCGCGTCGTGATTGAACTTCGCGCCGCTCATAGTTCCTCATCGTATTCAGGATTGATCTCGACAGCGTCGACGACGGTCATGTTTAAATGCTGCGATGCGCCGCTCTGGCCGAGTTCGCCGGGATTCGTTGTTCCCGTGACTCTCCATTGCCGAGCAGGAAGGATGAGTGAATCGTGGATCTCGGCATCGACCGAGATATCGAGTGCGCTTTCAAAGTAGATCGTCACATTCCGTCGGCCGTTGATGCGGCCTTGAAAGACTTGATCCGATTGTCCGCTCGGCTGAATGAATCCGCGAGCCTCGAATTCGCGACCATACGTTCGAGTCACGCTCCCGTCCGTCTCGACAGCGTAGACCGGGATGCGAACTTGAAGGAGGATTCCGAACTGCGAGATCATGCTCGCGATGCTCATCGAAGCCTCCGATATGAATCGAGAACCATCTTCGTCGATGCATCAAGATCGGAAACAGATCGAAGCGAGTACGAGTATCCGCCGAGCGATTCACTCTGAAGGCTCGGATCTCGCTTGCGAGAGTTGAAGAGTTTCGATGCCATCT